GTATGTATGTGGTGGGGTGTATTTCGACACCGATGCAATGTTAGCCATGAACATCGACGAGATAGTACTTGATTTCCAATTTTTCACAGTAAAATCTTCCTATTTCCCAGGTACTATGTTTCAAGGATTTATTGGATGTGAACCCAAAAACGAAATCATTTACAAAGCCCTAAAAGATGCTTACAACGTTTCTCAAGAAGCTCTAGATAATTACGGGCACTTACTATGTAAAAATCTCCACGATATTATAGTTGATGGAAAATACGGCGAAAACAGTCAAATGAAAGGTAAAATATTCAGAGAAGAAAAACATGACGGAGCATGTGCCAAAGTCGTGGATTCCCAGAGAGGAAATAGAGTTGTTTTATACCATTATTACCGTTACAAGGTATTACCCAGAATGACACCCGAACGGAAGATCGCTATATTGATTAATGCGCCGAAAGTATCTATTTTCGAGAATGGTTGCATGCAGCAGTCACTATTTTTGTATGAGACACTAATAAAAAACCCTAATTACAAAGTGGAATTGATAACGGCGGACCAACACTATGAGCAATTTCATTTGACAAATATTCCTGTCAAATCTATTACATTATCAAATTTGTCGGAATGTTATGATTATCACGCCATGATATTTTTGTCAGGAACCATAGTGGATTTTCCCATTTTAAAGTTATTCAATGAGAACAACGTGAAAATGATTAAGTATAATTGCGGGAACGTTTATTATATTTATCAAGAGGATATTGTATTTAATAAGCATGGATATGTTAAGGACAATTCGAAAGAAATATCTCAACACGTGTCGGAATATTGGACGATACCGAATTATGAGAAGAATTTGGATTTTTTTGAGACAACTTATAACACGCCGAGTAGAGTAGTACCATATACTTGGAATACAACAGTGTGTGACAAATATATTCAGAAAATGAAGGACGATTTGAGGTGGTCTCCCGAAGGGAAACAGCCAGCGAAAACGGCGATATTAATAGCTGAAGCCAATATGAATATAACGAAAACATGTATGATGCCGCTTTTGATATGTGAGAGATTGTATGAACGCGGACATCGTAATTTCAAGGTGATTATATTGGCGAGTCCCGAGGTTTCTTCGAAAACAAAGGAAAAAACATCATTTGGTAAATTTTTGGATTCTCTCGAGATTCATCGCCGACACCTTATTGAATATTATTCCAGAATGATTTTATTGGATGTGGTAAAACAATTAAAAGATAAAAGTTTTCAGATAATTCCGCTCTCATATCAATATGACAATCCGCTGAACTTTCTTCATTTGGAGATGTTTCATTTGAATTATCCAATGGTACATAATTCGGAGCCATTCAAGGAGGCGGGGCATTATTATGAAAAAATCGATGAAGGTGTCGATGCGTTGGAGCTCGCTATGAAAGCATCTCGGAAAGGACCCGAATATTTGAAAACTATTACTAGACAAAATCAAACACTACTGCACAAATATAGCCCGGATAACATTGAAGTACTGAACAAACACATTTTAATGATAGAAAATGTGATCGAAAAGGATGTGAAATGGCACGTGATATTAATTAACCAAACCTTTGAGAAAACAACAGATTTTCAAAGAACATTTGCCATTGCTTTAAAGAAACAATTGGAAGAAAAAGGACATCGAGTAAAAATGCAATATATTCCTGAGAATTTAGAAGAGACGTTTTTTCCCGAACATAACAAATATTTGATGATTGGCGAATATTCAGGAGAAAAATCTAAAAATTCAGAAAGTTTCCTGGAAAAAAGAAAAAAGGTGTCATCAATTTGGTTAACCTATGGAGCTCAACCGCCAAAATCATCCGCGAATACATTTTCAGATGAAACACACAAACATCTTCATTTTGAAAAGATGGTACATTTCGAACAAATATTGAATGCTTTGTAATTTAGAAACTATCCATAACCTTTTTCATATACTTTCGTTGATTTTTTTGGCCCATTTATTTCTTCCGTCGATACATAATTCATTCAATATATTTTCTCCTATTTTTTTCAAAGATTTTGTCACGTTGTCAATATCTTTGTATTCCACACATAATGGAGGTTGTAAATTCAATAAATTTCCATTCAAACCGCAATTGTCAGTTATTACACCTAGAGATAATAATTTTTTTTTGATATGTATCGCCATTTCCTTATCGCCGTTTATTTCAAGCACTCGTAATAAACCCATGCCTCTCACACCTTTAAATATTTCAGGATATTCTTTACATAGTTTCAACATTGATTTTTGCAAATATTCTCCTTTGTTTTCACTGTTTTCTGAAAGTCTTTCGTATTTAATGTAATCGAGAACTTTATTTGCGCAGACCAATGAAAGTGGATTAGTACATCTAGTACTCTTATACATGGGGTCATTATAACTCGCGGAATAATGTTCACTAATAGAACGTCTGGTGGCTACTGCGGCTATGGTTGATATCCCGTTTCCCAGTCCTTCTCCGATGGTAATAATATCGGGTACAGTTTTTTGGAAGGAATCATTTCGCCACGCCCAGAAATTTTTTCCGGTGCGAGCTAAACCAGAGAAAGTTTCATCAACAATGGTTACACCACCACATTCTTTTATCAATTCAAATGCTTCTGCTATGTAATTTTTGGATAAAGGATGTAAATCATTGAATAGTTGCGCGGGTTCAATAATGATTGAATTTGCTTTACCAAAAGTACCAAACGACAAAATGTCTTCAAAGTGTTCAATGCCATTTTTCGGATCTAACCTGATAAAAGGACTAGTAATGATATTATGATGCGGGTGAAAACCATGATATGTATTTTTTATGGTGAAAATTTCGTGTGAATTATTGGAACACCTAGACATTGTAATGGCTAGATTGTTTGCTTCGAAAGAACTATTTACAAAATGAACTACCCAGTCTTCCCCGTCAACGTGAGGAGGGAGTTTCTGGATTATTTTTTTTGCGAGTTTGGGAACTTCTTCGTTGTAAAAATCCGAATGATGATTGGTTATTTTCATCATTTGTCGACAGGCAACTTCAGTGATGTCTCTTATGCTGTGTCCACATGATATATTTAAATTTTGTGATGTGAAGTCAATATATTTTCGTAGATTTTCATCATACAAATATTGACCCTTTCCTTTTTCTAGAATAATGGGTAAGCGTGTTCCGTCTATATCGTCAATGTCTCGTCGAAGAGAAGACGAGACATATTTATGATAACCATATAGAATTTTGTCTCTTTTCATTTTTGGAGTGAAATCATGTTTACCCCAAATATGAGGGACCGCGAAAGAAGTTTTTTGTAAATGAGGTAAAAGTTTTCGTGGATTACGAGGAATTAATGAAAAGAATGTCATTGTATTTGTTTTGTAAATAACTAATAAAGTATTTAATTGGATTTTGTATATATCGTGTTTAAGTTGTTTGTCATTTGAATTTGTATTTATAAATCGATTTAAATAATGTTTTAGTCGGAAATAAAACATTATTGTATGTAAATAAGATACCAAAAATAATAAATATTGTAAAATCGCAAATATGTTCTTTTACTCGGGACAAAAACCCCAATACGAGGATTATTTCCCCGAAGAAAATGGAATGTTTTGTTTTATCGAAGGATTGCATTTTCCCAACGAATGGGAAATTTACAGCTATCTGTTTGAACCCCGTTTCTTCTTGATGGACATGATTTCAGTATTAAGTCTTAGGGACTCCAGGATGATATTATCCTTTGATAAATTCGCAAACACTTGTTCCTCCTTATCTTTGGTCAACCGACAAAGTGCTAAGTTTTTCAAAAAACTCATTGAGAATACTGGCTACTATAAGACGTTGAGAATATTTAGTCGGAGCATGGTTTTTATTTCCAATTGCCCGCGAACGACCTATCGTGTATTGATTAGAAAAACCCATCAGTTTCGTATGTTAACTGACCCCGAATATGAAAAAGAACAAGAAGCAATAAAAAAATTGCGAGAAAAGGGAAGAGCAAACAAAGATATTAAAGTCATTAGATGTAATCACCTTACCCGAAAGGGGAGACGTTGTTCTCTGAGCGATATTCATGGTTATCCAGTATGCGGAGTACATCGCAAGCATTGGTTCTCCGAACAGAAAGAACTTCACGAACATTTCAAAACGCGTGTCGTTCCGCAAATTTGCCCGATTCGTCCAGGAATATTCCATTTTACCCCGACCTGCTAACATAATTAATTTCCCGACTCCAAACTTTTAGTATAACTCTCGCGTCGCTTTATGCCTCGTAAAATAAATTTTTGTTCGCTGAGTCCACAGGGAAAAGTATGAAATTTAACCATTTTTTGGGCCAATTCTTCTCGAGGATTGTCACCTGGATCATTTTTTATTTCAAAGTCAAAAGTCTTCACGGTGTCGATTTCTTTCTCGGAAGGATGTTCCATCAATTCGTTCATTCTTTCTTCCAGAGATTTTCCCGAATCGCCACCTTTTGAACTTTCTTTCATGAGTCTTGTCTGGTAACGTTGGGGCGAAGAGATTTTAATGACAGTCCCGCCCATCGATTTAACCCATTTGGCTTCGTTGGCAAAGCGTACATCACTAATAATGAACCTTTCGACACCGCGACTATTTAACACTTTAATCCAGTTTTCCAGAGTTTTAATCCAGATGTCTTTGCCGTATTTATCGCGTCCTTCTTCGGTGCCGGTGATTTGTAATAATTTGCGTGTTTCATAGTCTTTTTCGCCGTAGACTTTGTCGAAGTCGGCACCTAATTTGGAAATACACTCAATTTTGAGATGATCGGCAAAGGCAAGCACGACAGTATTACGAGAATTTATGAGGATTTTGGGAAGAATTTTCTCGGCGATGTAATTTTTACCGACGCCCTGGTGTCCCAATAGACCAATGATTTCACGGATTCTTTTTGGCGCAGACATTGTTTATACTTTTTCAATGATAAATAATGTTTAAGTTTCGATGCATTTTTTTTTTAAATCGAAAAAGAAACAAAAAGTAGGGGGGAGGCATTAAGAGTACAGTAAAACCCAAACACACATTCGTGACAAAGAAATTGATGCGATGAATGATTCCTTTTTAAGAGCATTCACACTGTTGTTCTATATATTTGAAAAATTAAATAAGGTTGGTGAAACCATTGACGAAGAAAGACTGAAAAATTTAGAAGAGGGTGATTTCATAGATGTTTCTAATGGGAAATTTACTGCTGAGTATAAATTACATAAAAAACAAGATTCACCATGGGGAAAACAATATTTATTTCATCGCTACGAAAATGGTAAAAGAAGTGATGGTACAACTTATTGTCAAGAAATAGCACCAAATGGTAGAAAAAACACCCTCAAGGAATTGAGTAAATCACATGTAGTATGTCCCAATGATTATATAAGACATAAGTTTAGAATTCAAGTAAATGATATCAAGAAAACACAGAAAAAAATATTGGAAGGCGGTGGATTCGATAACACTCACAAGCATTATCACGTTTATTGGCGATTTTGTCAAGCGAATGAAGAAGAATTGGAAATACAATGTGATGATATAAGAATAGAGGATGTCATTGAAATGATGCAGCGCAAAGATAAGGAAATAAAGAGAAAGAGAGGTAAAAAAGGATTGCAAATTGACCATATATGTCCTTTGTCGTTTTTGAATTTTTACGAAATTTTCGGAAGAATTCAAGAAATTATTAGTAATATGGAAAATTTTAACCCAGAATTTAAAGATGAGTTGAAAGTGCTCAATGATTTGGTAGATATTTTTGTGAGTTCTGAAAATTTACAAGCTATTGACGATGTTTATGGAGATAAGATTGAGGGTAAACCTTTGGCGGAAGAAAGGATGAAAGTTTTGAAGGAGTATTGTGAAAAGTATGAGCAGTATAATTTGAAACAATATTTGTGTGGAAAATGTGAATTAAAAAATTAATTCCTTACTAAATTATTGATTACATTTAAATTATTTTATTTTTTAATCTATTTGAAGACTTCATCATCGCTGGGAAATATATCATCTTCTTCGTCGTCCGTTTCGGCGACATATATGAATTTTTTGCTATTACAGATATTTTCGATAATTTTATCCCAACAATCATTTACATTATCTTTAAGTATTTTCATTTCTTCGGAATGTTCTCTCTTCATTCTTTCCATTTCGTCGATATGTTCTCTCTTCATTCTTTCCATTTCGTCGACATGTTTTTGGTCTTTTTTAGCCATTTCTTCGGCATGTTCTTTCTTCATCTTTTTAATGAATTTGAAGTTTATTGTCTCTATTATTTGCTTTTTTTTGTCATATGACTGATCTTTCTTTTCCATTTCGTCGGCATGTTCCTCCATCATTTTTTCCATTTTTTGCTTGTTGCTTAAACGAACTTCCTTAGTCGAGTGGACATGATAATTGTGGTCATCGTCAAATGTTTTGTGATATTCGCTATCGAGCCACTTTTGCACTTTTGGAATTTTCGCTTTCAACAACGCTAAAATGTGCTTATTTTTTTTTGTCTCCCTCCATTGTGTTCTTCGTTTATACCACGTATCACAGGCATTTGTCTTTGGATTCCAAGACCGAGCAAATTCACCAAAGTCATTAAATTTGCCTTCGCCGTAACCAAACAAACTAAGCAGTTTTTGTACACTATTGTCGACTTTCGCCTTTCTCTTTCTTGTCGGGTTGTTAAAATGTTTGTGGTGTTCGCTATCAAGCCATTTTTGCACGAGGGGAATTTCGGCGTTCAGCAACGCCTTAATCATTTTTACATTCTTTCCGTCATTATGATTTTTTCTTCGGCTCCACCATTGGTCGAGTTCTCTTTTTGTCCATTCCTGAGCAAAGTCACTGAAATTTTTGAATTGTCCTTCTCCGTTGCCAAACTTAGAAAGAGTTTCTTCGATGTTTTGTGAGTTTCTCGACGGCAACTTCGCCTCGCACCATGCGTCAAAATTCTTGGGAATTTCGTCGTTCTGCTCTTTTATTGCGCGAATCAACGTAAATTTTTCGCCCTTTTGATATTCTTTTCGGGAATTTTCCAACATCTTTTTGTCTTTGGCGCGAAGAGAAGCAATGAACTCTTGCCACGTCTTATTATTGTTTCTGTTAAATTTAAAATATTTTAAGCACAGAAGTTCGGCTTTTTTCGCTGTCGCAGTCGTAAATGCCGTCTTTTCTTTCGTCGTTTTGACCGTCATGGCTTGTGTCGGCGCCGTCATCATAGTAACATCATCGCCTCCTTCCTCGTGGTACTTCGACATAAGGGTGTTTATGTTTACCATGTTTCAATCGCATAAAATTATTTACTATGTGGTATATTAATGCTTCCTTTTTCCTTTTCTTCTGAAGCAGAAATATTAAATTGGATTTTCATTTTGTTTTTTGTAATGCACTCACATCGCGAGCGAACCCATCGGGTCCCAAATAGGGAAGGATTTTTCAATATCACCTGTCCAGATTTTCTTCTCTTCCTCGGATATATATTTCTTGGGAATAATCAATTGATAGGTATATTCCCTGAACCATTTGTCACTACATATGAGATTTCCCGAATAAGGTCCTGTTGTACCCCAACTATTCTCGATCTTCCAATAATTAACAGCACCATAAACATCCGTATTATAACCAACGTAAACCATTGCGTGTGTCATCAGACTTTCGCAAAAATTGATACGTTCTTTTTTATTCATGGTATCGTCGAGGTCTAAGAACCCAACGTAGTCAAATGATTTTTCATCGAGCATGGCTAGTTTCGAATTAAAAAATTGTCCCACATCGCTTCCAAACCATACGGGTGTATTATCATCGATGGCTTTCTTAGAAAGTGTTACCATTCGGTCTATATCCATATTTAAATATTTGACTACATCGCCGCCTTCCACATTGCCCAGATGTTCTACGCCATACAGGCGATTATATATGTTTCTGGGATCATGGGTAAGCGATACATAATCGTCGAAATTGATTTTACAAAAATCTTTCATAAAATCTCTCGGCGTGCCACTGAATGTTTCAACTTTTTTATCTGATTTATAATTCCAAACAAATTTTTTGGGTGGTTCTCCAAAAAATCTTACAAGGACTTGCCAGGTTTTCTCAAGACATTTCTTTCTATTATAGTTTTCTCGGTTGTGAAAATAATCTTTGGCAAAAGTTCGAAACATTCTAGACATTACCATATTTACGCCCGCTGAATTGCTACTGTGTTTGCTTTCGGGATAACTATCTTTGGGGATTAAACCATATTTATTGGCGATATTGGTAAACATGACCCATTGTCCGCCATCGCCAAACGGTTCTTTGAGAATGTGTTGGATAACTCTATCGTCCCAAGAACGATTTTCGGACGAAAGGTCTTCAACCAATTTTAAATTGTAGTTCATTCTTTCTAGTTTGTCGAAAAAGAATACGTAACTTTGTGAAAATTCAAAAGATTCGGGTATTTTCTTATCGGTAATAACCTTTCTGCGTAGCATATTGACAGCGGCGAAAATCCAACAACGTCCGCTGGATTTTTGATTTGCGCAACTAGTTTTGGGAGTTATTTCCTTAGTGAGTATATTTGGAACTTGCTTTACATGCCTAGGGGTACTCACACTGGACAACAAATTATTATGCAATGAGTAATTTTTATCGGGTTGAGCTAAGTTAAATGTAGATATATCCATACTTATATCTATATTTGGATGATTTTCTTTAAATGATTTACAGTTTAAAAATATCGTCATTTATTTAATCATATAAGATGCCGAAAAATAAAAAAGCCACGAAAAAAGAACATTATTGTATATACGTTGGCGATACACCTCCTGGTGGAAAAGTTGGTCGAACAAACAATGCCAAAAGGCGGGGACAAGAATATAAGAGACAATATCCAGAAAACGGTGGAATGACAAATCGAACAGTTTATCCAATGCCCGGACGTTACAATACGGAATATCAAAATAAACGCATGGAAAAGCATATAATTAATAATTGTAAAGAGAAATATGGTAAACCAGTCGAAGGGCGTGAATACTTTGATAGAACAGCGAGAGGAATGAAGAGAATCGTCAAAAACGCAATGTATGATAGAATATTGAAAGACGGAAAAAAAACACAGGAAGCATTAATTAAAAAAGCGGGTTATATTGCCAATTTACAGTATTCAATGTATCGAGGTTAATTTTCTTTATCGACCAATCAATATCTTTTTCGACAACTTACATTTTTCATTTTATATTGAGCAATGTATTTGAATACGGTGCCTTTGTATTTTAAATTTTTATATCCCGCGGGTTTAATTTTTTCATTTGTCAATAAAGTTAACGTTACGATTCGTTCGTCCAAATTAAGATATTGGTAAGTCGTTCCTAGCGCTCCTTCTTTGTATGAATACCACGCATGTTTAACGGGGTAAATTTTATCCCCGTAAACGACAGTTTTTTCCCCATAGTCATTTTCCAAGATTTTATATTTCGGTCCTTCTTTCCCCATATCTTGCTGGGTTTCCGTTTTGTCGCAGTGGTTCTTGTATGTTTACTGTGTTGTATTTTTTCTATGAATATGTTATTCGTTATCAACGCGAATAACACATTCGATTTCTTAATTTATAAAGCATTAAATGCGCGCCGTCCCCTCAGCCTCGGCTTTTTGGAACCATTCATATGTTTCTTTAAGTCCCGTCGAGAAATCCGTAAATTCAAAGTCGGGGAAAAGGGCACGAAATTTGGCATTGGACACGGTTTTTTTCATACAACCATCAGAGCGAGACGCATCAAACAAAATATCTTCGCGGGGGATACCCATTGCCTCGCCCAATTTTTCAACTACTTCTTGTACAGTATATTCATCATTACAGCAAATGATGTTTCCACTTTTCATTCCAGCCTTGCATTCTTCGGTGAGTAAAAGACGGCACAAAATCTCTGCGAAATCACGTGCGTATAAAAATTGACGCAAAGGTTTCCCCGTTCCGTAAGCCACGTATTTTTCGGTTTGATATAGTTTTCTCCCCCGATGAAAGCGTTCCATGAGACCCGGTATCATATGACTGACGCCAACTTTGAAATTGTCGTAAGGTCCATACAAATTCACGGGAATAGCACAAATATATTCACGTCCGTGTTTTTTAGCATATTGTCGACACTGTAATTCGAGCATGCGCTTGGCGTAGGCGTAACCTTCGTTGGATGGATGGGGAGCAGATTCGTGAATCATAGATTCGTCCATGGGAAAGCGCGAAGGTTGGGCGGGATAAATACAAGAAGAAAGAACAAAAACGGCACGTTGAATACCGGATAAGTGGGCTCCTTCCAAAACGTTTTCGTTGATTTTTACATTGTCGGAAAACATTTCGATACCTTGATTCATGTTTTTGTATAGTCCGCCAACATTGGCGGCCAGGTGAATGAGTCCTTCGAAATTATGAAGAGCAAAAAATTTGAGTACAGCATCGCGATCTCTTAAATCGCATTCTCGACTAGACAAATAATAAAAGTCGAGTGTTTCGCCTTTGAAAAATTGATGTGCTTTGGACTGAAAATCTTTAATACAGCGACCGACCATACCGAATCCTCCCGTAATTAATACTTTCATTCTATAAAGAATAATATGAAAGTATTTTTAAGTTTTAAGTTTTAAGTTTTAAGTTTTAAAGTGGTAGTCCCACACGACTAGTAGAGAAATTATACCAGCGCATCTCCCATTCTTGTCTAAGAAGAATTTTGTCGTCATGGCTCACAAATCGGCTATCCTTCAGATTTAAATAGTTTAATGTGGAATTCGTCTTCAGTGCATTGGCAAGTGCAGTGATATCCGTGAATTGGTTTTCACCTAGACTTAAACTATTTAATGTGGAATTCGTCTTCAGTGCATTGGCAAGTTCCGTGATATCAGTGATTTGATTGCCGCCTAGATATAATTTGGTTAATGTGGAATTCGTATTGAGTGCATTGCCGAGTACCGTGATATCCGTGATTTGGTTCTTCCATAGCCATAATGTGGTTAATGTGGAATTAGTGTTGAGTGCGTTGCCGAGTGCGATGATATCCGCGATTTGGTTACGGTGTAGAGATAATTCAGTTAACGTGGAATTCGCGTTGAGTGCGTTGCCGAGTGCGGTGATATCCGTGATTTGGTTGTCGTTTATATTTAATACAGTTAATGTGGAATTCGTATTGAGTGCGTTGCCGAGTGCGGTGATATCCGTGATTTGGTTGTGGCTTAGATATAATTCGCTTAATGCGGTATTTGTGTTGAGTGCGTTGCCGAGTGCCGTGATATCACTGATTTCGTTTTTGCTTAGATATAATTTGGTTAATGTGGAATTAGTCTTCAGTGCATTACCAAGTGCCGTGATATCCGTGATTTTGTTTTCAACTAGACCTAAACTAGTTAATGTGGAATTCGTGTTGAGCGCGTTACCGAGTACGCTGATATCCGTTATTTGGTTCCGACGTAACGATAGTTTGATTAATGTGGTATTATTAAAAATATAAGGAAAAGTAATAAATTTACCCTGTTGGATAATATATGGTTCTTTAGATTGATAAAATTTTGTAGCCAATATACATTTATCTTTACCGTAAATCATAAATTGTTTAATCAATGCCCATACTTTATTAGGTAGTTGTATAAGATATGTAGGTGTATTAATAACGTGTATTATTGATTTTAGTGAATTACTTATATCATTGCCTTTATAATATTTATCTAATTTTTGGTTTTGTAACGTGTCAAGAATCATAATATAATAATATATTATGGTTTTAAATCGGTTTATAAATATAAATCACCAAGGTTTTTTTATAAGGGAAGTTACAATACCAAACAAAACATCTATCAACAATAATCGGGAAATTAATCGATTAGGGTGTAAATTAAACAAACTGATTTTAAACACGCTCACGAGCAAAACAGCTAAACCATTGAGTATATGGAATGGTCTGGACCACCAAACGCATTTCCCTTTTTTTTTGTCGTTGAATATCTGTTTAGCATTAATGTAAATGGAATAACCGGCGATTATTGGGATAAGGTAAGATAATTCATTGCGCCGATAAAATTTATAAACACCGAAAGCTATAAGAAATCTAATCCAAATACATATTCCCAAAAAAATCATTTTTCTTTTTCGGGTGAATAACCCATTTTCATTACGGCACCACCGTTATTATTCTTGTCACATTTCATTTAATATAAGAATATAAAATCTATTGAAACATAATTTAATCGCGAAATATTCTATTGTTACACTAATATATATGGCTAAATCTAGAGGAAGTATTTTTTCTAAACCAGAAAATATAAAACCTGAATTATTCGATATATATGATTCACTTAAACTTAAGAAAAAAATTCGTATAGACTTAGGTATAAATTTTGATATAACCAAAAAATGTGATATTTTTAGAGCGATTGAAAAAATTTCGAATGACGATGATAGCGATGAAAGATTTTCCATATTTTTGGATACAGTAGAAAGATTCGTGACAAGAAAATATTTTAGAGAATTATTAACATCTTCATGTGTTTCAAATGGACTTAATTATCCCCCATTTTTATATCAATGCGTTGAGAATCCCGTTGTATTCGCTTCTGAGTTTGATTATTTAATGTATAAAATGAAACAATACGAGATTAAATCGATAGAAGTACATAATAAAGCAAACGATGTTGATTTGGAAACATATATGGATAATGTTTTAGAAGATGTATGGGAAGTGGATAAACAAATGATGGTTCAACAAATTGAAAATCATGACGCTACAATAGAAGCGAGGGATAGAGAAAGATCTTTAATTAGAAGAATAAGAAAAAAAAAAGAAGGGAGTCAAAAATAAACTGTATTAAAT